CGCTGATTACCCCGTGGTTTTGGCCACGGGCCGTCGTTCACTCCTGCATGTGTTCTGCTGTGCGAAACGGGTATTAAACCATCGCCATGGCTTGAGCGGCGCGGGCCATGACGCCGCTGTTGGCGATCCGTTCCACGATATCGATGACACCTGGGGCGACCTCAATCGCCTTGCGAATGTGGTGATCCCAGCCCACGTCAGTCGACACACCATGGTGAGTGTGCGAAGACACGGCGGGATGACCGATGTCGAATCGAACCCTCCACTCGGTGGTGATCAAGTATTGGAGGGGCTGGCCCGTGCCGTTGTAGAACATGAAGGGGGCCCACCCGATGGGATGGGGTCCGCCTGCAGTCCACGCGGTGCCTTCGGGCGAGTCGTCCTCTTCCTTCATGGGCAGAAACTCCGAGCATGCAGCCATGCTCAGCGGATACGAGTCCAGCTGGACCCCACGCAATGCCAGCTTGCCAGCTGTCATAAGGCGCGGCCTCATGAATGCGATCAAATCTTGTTGGATCGCGGCCCAAGAGCGGCCGTCGTCGCTCAAATCCAAGCGAACTGGACACACTGCAGCTGCAACTGTTCCACTAGCAGTCTGCAATGCCGTCGGACACATCACCTGGACGGAAATGGCAGAAGGGCAACAAGTAAATGTGCTGTCGCCTCCAATGTTCCCCGGCGGATTGCCCTTGAAGAACTTGGTGGCACCTGTACTGCCAATCGCTCCCGCCCCGGCAACTTCCGCGACGCACCACTGACTCCATGACTTCTTGAGGATGCCAGGAGTGTTGGCGTAGGGCAAGTCGTGCTGCATGGTGGCAATCACGACATTGGCGGCGGAGGAGGTGTGGAGAAGAGTGGTGCGAACCACTGTGTAGGGACCGACGGAACGAGGCAGCGGGGCGTGAGAGGAGTGGAAAGCGTTCCACACCTGTGGATGCATCTTCCCACCAGAGCTCCCGAAAGCCTTCGTAACTGCTCCGACGGTGCCTTGAGCCAGAACCCGATCCGCCCGACTGCGAACAGCCGGCCGATTCATGGTCCGGTCCCTGCGTCCTCTCTGAAAACGAACGGCCCGACGGGGGGCCGGCCGAGGACGGCGGGGGGCCATTTCTCCTAAAGAACGGGAAGTCCCTTGTTTATTGTTGTTTTTGGGGCTTCGTTTCTACAGAACGGGAAGTCCCTTGTTTATTGTTGTTTTTGGGGCTTCGTTTTTGGGGTGCATGCATTCCCAGTTTGATCTTCGGATGCAAGATCTAGGCGGCATTCCACTACGCTCCGTTCACTACCGGCGACGCCGATGGCCGTGGCCACACATGTCCGGCATGTGACAATGTCACTTCAACAACGAGAGGGCAAGCTACTAACGGCCAGCGCCTAACCTTATCACCTCCTCTCGTGTCGTCGCAACTCGTAACGCAGCTTCCAACCACTGTGGTCCCCCCACAGCTAGGGTCCGTACCATTCAAAAGGTCGACTTCCAACCCCATGCCATTGCTAGCATGGAACCAGTGTTGACACAAACACTACTGGTTTTCACCTCTCCTTCCACGTTTCGTCAGAGTGGGCGTAGCGGACAACGTCATCACCTCCAATGCGTCATCACCCACCTCGTTTATCGTTTCTGGATCAGTGGCCATACTGTAGTGTCGCGCCCCGGACCGGGTCGACTCGTATTAAGGAAAGTTCGAGCTGGCGAGACTCTAGGGTGCCTATCCCCTCTTTCCCCTGGCCTTCACCTCAGACGGGTCCCTTCCCCCGTCACCAGGCTTCCACCACCCGCTGGGACGGATGGCTAAAGAATAAGGCGTATACCGGCTGCTTTCTCCTGGGCTTTTTAGTTTTATTTTAATGCCCCTGTGTGTTTATTGGTTTTTGATTTTTGGAGTGCTCCCGTTCGAGCAAGCAGCCAACGCTCAGGTCCTTCTGTGAGCGCAACCCCGGGCGGCGGCAGGTGTACCGGGCTGGAGTTTTGGGTTGTATACTTCTCGCCGCTGGTCGTTATCTTACCAGCGACCTCCCCTTGAATTCACCATTTCGGCTCAATTCTGTGATCGACGAATTAGCATGCGTGATCCCGCGTGGATCAAGCTGACCTCCACGAGGGAGGCAGGGACGCCCTGAATGCGGCGTAGTTCTGGAGCACGTCGACGTCCATACTCCATTCATATTCGACGAAGGTCCTGATTTCATCGTCGGTGGCATGGTATCCCAATGCCTCCATGACCTCCATCTCCTCTTGCGGTGAGACGCCCGCATTCCGCTCCTTGATCAGATCCCTGACCTCTTGCGCGGAATGTCCGTCTTCACCATACGCCCGGAAGCTCATCTCTCGGTCCTTCAACTGCCACGAGCCCTTCTTTTCCTTCAGAAGGCCTTCTGCGAACCCGAGGTACTTCCCCGAGACGCTCGGCTGGATTCCAGCAAAATCGGCTGCTCGTGCCAAAGCGGATGCTGCAGCCAATTCCTCGGCTGTCTGACGGCATCCCTTCTTCGCAGCCTCAATCGCTCCAGTCGAGACGCTCACGCCAGAGTTGGCGAGAGCTCGTGGCAATTCCGGACTTCGGAACTGATTCAGCTCACCCGAAGTGCAGCCCAAATGCCACCCGACAAAGGTCGCACGCTTGTCACAGAAGACGATCTTCATGTTGAACCCCCCACCCTTCCAGAAGGCGAGGAATATTTGTGACAAGGCGTCGCCGGCCTTCATCGGGGGAAATAAGCTGCACAGCGAATCATCTCCTTCAAAGCATCCGTTCCACCAACGACGTACACCCGCGAGATCCACACCATATCTCGTGGTAACGTCCAGGAATCTTTCTGGCTCTCTGAATACTGCACTCACCCACATGACGAAGTTGATCCACCAGTTGAGACACGACGTACCACGATGTCCCGATCGGCGGATCGCATCAATGGTCACGGTAAGTGTCTCAAACTTGTTCTTGAAGAACAGTCGTAACTTCTTGGCTTCACAAGCTTTCTGGTGCTCCTCAGCCCAAGACTCAGGCAGCACGCCGAACTCGGCCAAATGCGTCATGATGTGGCGCAGTACAGGGTTTTCGACCAGCCCTCGGATGGCCACGTTACACGTGGTATCCCAGGCCGACCCATCGCCCTCAACGGTCCCGGCTCCCTTCTTGGTGAGCTCCTTCAGGACCCTGTCGACAGCCTCGCGCTTGGCCAAATGTTTGATACTCTTCGATTCGAAATGATGGAACAGCAAGTCTTCAAAGCACTTGACCACTGCCAGTGCCATAAGCTGCCCGTCATCCCCGTCCGCGATCAAAAGCCTCGGCGCTTTGCCTTCTGGCATGCACTCGTATTTAATACCTGCTTTGAAGCCGTAGCGAGGTTCGTCAGAGGAGTACAGGTTCTCAAGCGATGCTTTGAACCTCTGTGTGCTCCATTTGCCGGACTTCAAGCTTTCCAAATCCAGGTTGTCAATGGCCCACTGCCGGATGCGCTCTTTTCCGAACACTCCGCATGCTTTGTGGTCACTCATGCTCTTGCGCACGAGCCTGCCGATTCGTTGTTTATCAGCATCGTTGAGTGAGAAGTCCACCTTCTTCTTGTCGATGCGTTCCTCAACAGCGGCCTTGACATTATGTGCAGTTTTCGAGTACACGTTCGGCTTCACCTGGCACGGGCCAACCATGAGCCCAACCACAGGTACGTGATTGGTCTCTCCGTTGGTACCGTAGTCCTGGCCCAGGACGGCGACGACGTCGCCGTTCACCATGGTCCTCCCGTCAGCGGATGCTGAAGCTGCATTGGCATCGTCTTCAGGCGTGCTCGGTGTTTCCAACACCGTGGGTGGCCTCGCGCCATCCTCACCCCCTTCATTACGGTTTACGCCATTACTTCCGCCCGGTGGTGTACCGGGTTGCTCATCCACTGTGGTCGGGTCGCACGGCGGCCCTGTGCCCGAAATACGTTCGAGCTTTGCTGCCACTCCATTGTACGCACACGCTGCCCATCTGCAGCAGCATGGCCCGAGCTCAGTTTCGTGACGGCTCACGTAACTTAACACGGCAGCAACTCCAACGTGCCTCATCGCAACATGGTCAACACTTCCTTTCGGCCACAGCACTTGTGCCACGTTCTCAAGACTTGCCTGAAACGATGTGGTCTTAGTGCCGTTTCTCATGCCGTGGTAGATCGTGCGGGCGATCTTTGCGTACTCTTCTTCAGTGTACACCACAGCATATTCGTTGACCTGTTTGCCACGGAGGTAGCGCATGAACTCAGCAAACCCGTTCTCACAGATGTGCGGTGGTCGTTCATACACCGTGATCCTCCACGATCCCTTCCTGTTGGCGGCCTGTTTTCTCAGGTCTTTGGGCACGTCCGCCATGCGGCTGTCACCCTTCCCCACGCGGAACGCAAGCATTGCTGCCTGCTACACTTAACGCTGTGCTCTACGTAACAAATAGCAGCCCCAAAGAGCCCCGGGTAGTTAATGTCCCAGCTTCCGTTTACCAGCCTCAAGTGGGAGTCACTTGAG